CTACCTTCCCATCAAGGCGTCGTAGCTGGATTCACACGCGAATCCGGCCCGACGACCTGCGTCAAGCGCTGTTGCCAGCTGGCCCGCATGGTCGTCAGCTTCTGCGCGCAGCTGGGCGAGCAGATCGGTAAGCTCTTCGATTGTCTTGCCTCGCTGGGCAAGGCGGGTATGGAGAGCGGCGCGGTCGGCGAGCAGGCCACCGGTTTGTTTGCGCAGGCTGTCACCAACAGCAGCAAGCTCAACAGCGTGAGCATCATCCAGGGTTTTCTGGTCATGGGCCTTGTCTCTTATCTGATCGATGGCGGCCTGATGCCGCTGTTCGGTTTGCCGCGCCACCGATTCGGCAATGCGCGCTTCACCCTGGATCTGGGCGACGTATTCGGCGTGCACCACCTCCAGGGACATGAGGCGATAGGTTTGGGCGCCGGTGGCCAGCACCAGCAGGGCGATCACCGCCAGCAGGACCTTCATTTCCCGAGCCCCGAAAGGCAGACGTTCATCTCCGCGATGCGGCGATTGGTCAGGCCCCTCACCTCGCGGCCGCCGGCCTTGTTCCAGCGCGGCAGTTCACGGCACGCGCCTTCATGGTCACCGGCGTTGAGCTTGCGCTGGAGGTTGGAGCCGCAGACCAGTTGAGGCCCAAGGTTGTAGCCGCCCGACACGTAGGCGCCCCGCTCCTGGTTGCTGATCGCCACCGTGATGCATCGGTCGATGTAGCTATTCGCCAGCTGCAGCTCGGGCGCCAGCGCCGCATCGCACTGCGCCGTGGTGTACTGGCCGCCGGGCTTCACGCCGCGGGTGATGCCATCGCAGGCGGTCCACACGCCGATGATGTCCTGGTACGCCACGTACCGCTTACCGTCGGGCGTTGTGATGGCGGTGGTCTCCCGCCCTTCCCACGGCTGCACCAGCGAAATGGCAATGGCCAGCGCACTCCCAGCCAATGCGCCAGCGCCGACCTTCTGGTTACGAGTTGCCATTGATGTCTCTCACTTTTGGCTGGTAGACGAAGCGGGCGACCAGAGCGATCACCAGCGCAATGCGATACACCGCCAGCTCGGCGGTGGTCGGGTCGTAGTGCATGAAGATCTGCACCACGTCGGGCAGGAACTGGAGGAGGAACAGCACCTGAACGCTGGCTAGGCGCCAGGCCGAGCGCCACTCGGGGATGACTTTCATCCGCCAAACCCCTTGGCCAGGAACGGCCACACCTTGTCGAACATGACCATAAAGGCAGCGCCCGCGCCGATCCCCCAAGTAATCTTGTGGCCCATGCGATCAACCGAGGCGTTGATTTTTCCTATTCCCACTTCCATGTCGTCGAGCTTTTCGGTCTGGTGCGCGAACTGCTGCTCGAGCTTGGTCAATCGCTCCGGGGCGCTTTCATGTCGGCGGTCGAACTGATCAAGGCGGTGCTTGACCACCTTCATGTCCTGTTCGAGGGCGCCGATGCGATCGCCCTGGTTGCGACCTGATTCCGACCGCTGTTCTGAAATCTGCACTGGGTATCCCTCTCAATTGGCTTGGTTGGTGCTGCTGCGCAGGTCCTGCAGTTGCTGCTGCAGGTCTGCCATTTCTTTATCCATGGCGAGCAACCTGGCCACCACGAGCGGCACCAGCTTGGAAACGTCTAGGGCTTGGGGAACAATGGCGGTGCCGGTCTTGTGCCACTCGCACCCATCTTCCAGCTCGGCTGGCTCGGGCTGGTCAGATGCGACGATCTCCCAGCTTTCGTTGGTGATCTCGCCGGTCTCGGGGTCTTTGTCGAAGGCGTGGCGCACGATGGTACCCACGTCCTGGACGGCGTCCTTATCGCCCACAACTGCGCCAGGAACGATCTCCTGGACTTCGTGAGCGATGAAGCCGGAATGCACGACTTTGTCGGGATCGGAGATGAAATTGTAGGTAACAGGTCGCAGCGCGCGGAAATCGGCCACCACGTCATCCATCTCGACGATGTTCTCTTTGGTGCGCACGTCGGAAGTGGTGGCGTAGGTGGTCGCACCCGCTGCCACCGAGATCGCGCCCGACTGGACCAGGGCCTTGTAAAAGTACATCAGCGGCCCATCGGTGCCCTGTCGGCGCATGTAGGACACTGGGTTGGAGGTTTGCGAAAGCTCCAGCGTGCCGCCAGCATCCACGGTGCTCCCGTCCTGGGTGCCCGAGGAAACGATGACTCGCTGGGTTCCACCAAGATGGGTGCGATTGCTCAGGTAAGAATCTGAGCCGTTGACGTAGAGGTAGCCGGTACCAGTCCCGCTTGGGTCGCAGACCAACGAGAGGATGGTCTTTGGTAGCTGGCTGGCACCATCGAACGCCGTAAGGTTGAGCGTTCGACCCGACGCTGTGCCGGTGCTGATCTCGAAAGGCTGGGCCACGCTGCCGTTGAACGCGCCGTTGGTTTCTTGTCTGCCCCGGATGGTTCCTGGTAGCGCCGGGTTATAAGCTGGGTGGGTATCGATGACCCCATTCTTGTGCGCCAGGTAACGCGCACCAACCGCGGTGCCGTTGATGGTGCAATCCTTGACAGTGATGGTGCCCTCGGCCGCGCCGGCGAAGTACGAGATAAAGCTAGGGTTTCCGGTCACGGTCAGCGTGATCACAGCGGTGAAGATCTGCCCAGGCGACCCAACGTGCCAGTGGCTGTTGCCGCCGCCGAAGGCCTCATAGGAAGAGGTCAGGTAGACGTTGCCCATCGAGCCAGCAACGATGTGGGATGCCAGGCAGTTGCCAAATCGCATGGGGCCGACGGACATGAAGCCGCCTGTCTGCGCCGAAATGCCGTCCCCTGCCGACGAGCTAACCGTGAAACCACGGATGTCCACCACCGCGCTTTGCTCAACGGTGAAGCCGGTGCTGGTGGCGTTGATGATGCAGTTCGCAGGGGCGGCCACGTTGCCCGTGATATAGAGGCTGCCGGCACCTACGTGTGGCTTCGAAATGAATGCGCCAGCCGCGTAGGTTCCGTCCGCAACCTGAATGACCACGTTGTAGCCGTTGAAATCCAGAGATGCCTTGATCACATCGACAGCATGCTGAATGGTCAGGAATGCGCCGCCAGCGGTAGAGGCCAGGCCAGTGTTGTTGTCGTTACCATCGGTGCGCACGTAGTAGGTGCGGTCGGCATAGAGCTTTTCGCGAAGGTGGCCGGATAGAGCTCGTCCACGGAACCCAATGCCAGCGGCCCCGAGCAATGGGTCAGCGATGTTCGCAAGGGTCTGGAGCATGCGAGCGATGCCGTCTGGGTACAGGTACGCTACGTTCTGTGCGTTGTTTATATTCCCGGTTGCACCTGCCACCAGGCTAGAGGCGAACAGCTCCGACGAGTTCTTCGTTGCAGCATCTTGAGGATTGACCGGGTCGCCCAGGTTGGCGATGCGATAGCTCAGCGCGTCGAAGTAGGACTTGAAGAAAGGCCGCACAAGGGCGCGACCTATTGAACGCCCAACGTCCTGGAGTACGCACCAGATTCGGTCGAAGTCCAGGTTGATGGACTTGGCCAGCAGGTCGCCGTTGGTTTGATAGTCGGTCAGGCGCTCCAAAGGTACGTTGCGAATGAGCGACAGGGTGCCCGGGGCTGGCGGGGTCACGAAGGTGATGGTGCCGGTGTTAGCGCCCACTCCTGCGATGGAGAATCCGGAAACGACCTCAACCCCGCCGAGGAACACGTCGAGGTCGCTGGCCTTGATCAGCAGGAAGGGTATCGAAAATACCGTGGCCACTCCGTTGGCCTGGTATTCGACATAGGGTTGCGTGTTGGAAACAGCCATGGGGAGCCCTCAATTGGGCGGGCTCAGTAATCAACCTGCACTTCGTGCACGCCCGCATCTGGGCGCCAATCGTCACGCTTCACCTCTGTCGGTTTCCCGACTATCCGCCCAATACGTACGGGGGTTTGGCTGATTGCGCCGGCGCCGGAGTCGATAAAGTCGTCTGGCTGGTCGCTGATGGCCGGGTTGAAGTCGCGCATCTGGTCCCACACAGTGCGCAGGACGTCGACATGAGCCCACAAGAAGCGGGCCGATAGCGGCGACTCGAAGGCGTCCAGGATGCGCTTCTGCTTGTTCACGGTGGAGTGCTCTTCACGGACCCCACAGCCCGTGCCTTTCAATGCCTGTCTGAGGATGTTGGGCACAAACCCGCCCGGTCCGTTGGTCTCCACCACGACGCATGGGATCTGGAACTTGAGCACCAGCTCGCGCACCCGGGCGACCTGCCCTCCCACGATCCGGTCCTTGCTGTCGAACTCTGCCAGCTCGCCGGTCAAGCCCTCGCACTGGTGCCAGTACAGCTGGCCACGGGCATCGGTCAACAGCAGAGAGAACGCCGAGGCGTCCGATTTGATCTTGCCCAGCGACACGTCCCAGTAGGCCACCGCGCTGACGATCTGGGTGGTACCCAGGAACATGGCAGCTGCACCGTTGGCGTACCGCATTTCGGGGTGCACGTCGTAGGGAATGATGCGGGCCGGATCCAGGCGCACTTCCGTGATTGGCTTGGAGTGGAGCTGATACTGCGAGTCCCATTCGTTGATGGTCCGAGTCTTTCGGCGGCGGTCGCCCAGTTCTTCGGCGTTGAAGCGATCAGCCCAGGCGCAGCCAGCGTAGCAGTCCACCAGCGTGCCGGGCGGCGTGAAGAAGGCGATGCCTGTCTTGGTTACCTGGTAGTCCTTGCCCGGCACCAGCAGGCGGGCGTGCTTGCCAATGCCGGAAAACACCACCTCGGGAACGAACGGCACGTCGTAACCGTGCTGCTTGGCGTCCTCAATGCGGTGCTCCTGGGCGAACATGCGGATGGTCAGGCAGTCGGCGCCCAGGCCTTCGACCTCGTCGTAGATGCTGTCGTGGGTGTGCGGGGTGCCGATGAACAGCTGGCGCGCCCCGGGCACCATGATGTGGATCTGCTCGCCCAGCCGGTACCGCATTTTCTCCCGAGCTTCCGGGGTCTGGATGTTCCGGGGCACCTCCACGTCGTCGTTCTGGCATTCATCCGCCCGGGCCGACGTGACGTTGGAGAGGATGCCCTTGGCGAACATGCTGGCGTTCCGGAAGTCCTGAGCGCCCAGCACCCACCACTGTTCAACCGTGCCCTGCCCGGCCGGCAACAGGTGCTTGGTAAGCGGGTGATTGCGCAGCACGTTCTGCGTGTCGCGGCTGGTCTTGTAGGCGGTGGGGTCCGACTCCGACTGGTGCAAGATGCGGTACGTAGGGTCGAGGTAATACCGCCAGGCGTTGTACACTGCGAGGATGGTGGACTTACCGAAGCCCCGAAAACAGCGAAGCACCGCAAGGTTTCCACGGTGCTCCAGCCAATGGCACGCCCGGATGTGCACGTCCGGGACTTTCCACCCCATGCGCTTGGCCCACATGAGGAAAAACGCCAACAGTGAGATATACGGGCGCTGGTTCTCAGTGGACATGGCCACCTTGCTGCGCTCGCTCGAGCAGCGCTTGGGCCTCCCTTTCAGCTTTCGCTATGTCGTTGTCCAACCCATCGTCGTCATCGCTGCCTACCGGCGCCTTTGTCCGGTTCAGCGTGCCGCAAATGTTCATCACCCTGACCAGCAGCGTCATGGTGGCGGCGGCGTTCTTCTTGCACCAGTAACGGTCGCCCCGTTCCTGCTGGGTTATTTCGGCCAGGGGCTTGTCGTTGCCAGGCCACTGGCTGGGGTCTGCCTCGCTGATCACTACTTCGGCCAGCCCTTCGGCCAGCACCTGCATCCGGTCGAGTTGGTCACTGCGCATCAGTTGTCTCCTACGGCGGCGCCGAGGTCAGGGCCTCGGCTCGGGGCTGCTTCGCCCGGTTCCCACCAGTAGCTCTGGCCGAAGTCCTTCTGCGCGCGGCGGGTCATGCGGCTGAGGTAGCCAGGGGAGAAAAATTCCTGCAGCTGGTGGAACACCAGGTGATCCATGGCGGCCTTGGTGTACCAGAGGTTGGCGCCCGGGATGTGGCCTTTGGCGAAGCGCACCAGGTTGCCGCCGGTTTGATCGACATTGCCGTCAGCAGCGGATCCTTTGAGCTTGAACAGGGATTCAATATCGCCAGCGATGGGCCCGCCCAACGAAGCCAGGGCCGAGTTGCCGCCTTGGGTCTGGTCACTGAACAGGAAGTCGCCGTACAGGCCCAGCGCGCCGCCCTTGAGGAATGAGGCCAGGCCGAAGCGCAGGCCGGGCACGCCCAGCGTCTTGTCGTCGGTCATGTCCTTGGGGTCACGGCCGGCGATGACCTCGCCAAGCTGGATAACCATGCCGCCAAGGACAGTTGTGGTAGCGGCTGTTGCGGCCAGATAGCCGGCCTTGCCCCACCCCGTTTCCTGAGCCATGGCGCGCCGGAAGTGACGCATGATCATCGCCACCGAGAAGCTCTTGAACTGCCAGAACGACCGGGCAATCTCACCCTTGAAGGTGCCCCGCTCGAAGCCGCCGTGCATAAAAACCTTTTCCCGGGCACCGGGCTCGATGATCGCCATGTTGGTTTCGTCCAGGACGGTGCCCAGCAACTTGGTGGCGGCCTGGTCGCGCAAGCGTGTCGGGGTCATCCCCAAGGATTTCGCCAAACCCTGCAAGCTTGAATCTTTGATGCGATAGATGCTGGCAGGGGTCAGTACCGTGTCACCGGCACCGCGCCAGTCTTCGGGCTCAGCCAGGCGCCACACCTGCCAGTCGGTTTCGGTGACACCCTGGCCCTTGAGGCGGGTCCGATCGGCATCTTCCATCATCGACATCGAACGGTGCTTACGGCTCATTTCGCCCAGCGTATCCAGCATGGTCGCACCGAACGCCCGCTGCGTTCCGGCAGTCAAGGCGTTGAGCCCGGAGGCCTGCATTACTTTACTGGCGGCGGTCTGAGAGAACTTCGCGACACGACCAGATATCTCGGCAGTGCTGCCCAAACCATCGGCGCCCCAGCGGTTCAAACTGCCGATCAGCTGGTTCAGCCCCAGGCCCGCGCGCATGGCCAGACGGCGGTCAGTGGCATCAGCAGGGTTAAGCATTCGTAGCTCGTTGGAGAACACCTGCATCACCGGCATGTTGTTCATGTGGGCCGTGATGCCCAGCGTGCCTTGGTCCGTCAACGAAGTCACCACAGCAGAACCAAGCCGAGCGCCTACGTTCAGCGCTCGATACGTATCGAATCCATTCGCAATGCTGGCGTTGGCGGGGGGCTCGCCGGTTCCGGCGATTTCTTCGTATAGCCGCTCGATCTTGCGGCGTTGACGCTGATTCTTTGGGGATTTCCGAGGCGCCATGATATCGGCCGCCTTTTGCTGGTTGTCGAGCCAGTAGCGCAGCTGGTGGTCCGGGTTAGGCCCGAACGCTTCGACCAGGGCTATATCGCTGGAAGCCTTATGCAGGTGGCCCAGCAGCAGCTCCAACAGGTTCTTCTCCCCGTAGCGCTCCTGGGCTGCGATGAATGCCTCGGCGTCTTTGTAGTGGATCTGGCGGGACTCGCTGCCACGGTTGGCACGCATCCCATCACCACCAACGCGGCCGGGCTCAAGCTTGCTGGTGCCGCCGGTGGCCAGGGTCAACCATGCATTGCCCAGGAACTCGCGCAGTTCCACGTCGTTCATGGCCGCGCCGTCTTCCTTGATGTACTTGGCGCGGTTCGCCCACTGCACGTGGTCATTGACCCAGGCGTCTTTATCCTTGGCCACCCGAATCTGCGAGTGATCGCGCGGCATGGACCAGTCGTCCAGAAACCCGACATCACCGCCGGCACGGTTGAAGCGCTGGCGCAGGCGCTCGGCCACGTCCTTGAATTGCTTGGCCGCCACCTTGGCCTCGGGCACACCTGAGTCGGTGCCGTGCAGCTCGCGCACCAGGGCCAGGTTGCCGCCGGCGTCCTGCAGCAGCCCCATGAACTTGCCCTTGGTCAGGTCGATGACGTCCAGCATGCGCGACACGGATTCGTCGCGGATCGCCCGGCCGGCGGATTCCACGGACTGGATGCCACTGCGACCATCCGAGGTGAAGGCCATCATGCGATCCAGCCCTTCGAGGGGGGCCGTGGGGAAGCGCGCCACGTAGTTGGCAACACGGTCATGGGCAAGGATGGTCAGAGCAACGCGGCGTTTCTTTAGAGCCTGCTCGTCGACCAGCTGCTTAGCCGCGGCGGTGGCGGCTTCGGTCAGACGGTCTGCGGCGGTCTTGGATTGCCAGGCCGGGTCCTTCTGCGCGAGCTGGCGCATCGTCATGCGGATGCGGTTCTCGATGCCCTGGACTTCGGTCTGGTTGAGGTGGCGGCCTATCGCTTGAGTGACGGCCTTGATGCATTCGGGGCGCATGGCTTGCCTCCAGTTGGGATGGAGGCAGCCTATGAGGGAGGGTTAGACGGTTTCCCGACTATTTGCTGTCAACGCACTGGTATTTCACGCGGTATTTTTTGGACCAGCAAGGGCTGATGCCTTGCGCCTGACAGACCTCAGTGACTGGCAGCTGCCCGTTGCGGTACATATCGGCGCCGGCGTAGCCCCAGCTCTTGCAGCGCCGGTCAGCTTCGCCATCAGCCTGCGCTACGTCCCATTGAATCATGGTCTCGCGCACACCCATCTTGGGCGGAACATCGATGCCAAGGGTTACAACGCCGTCGCTTTTGCTGCCGTCGACCATGGCCCAGTTCCCATGTTCGGTGGGGGTGGCGCACCCGGCCAAGAGCGCCACAGCCATCAATGCAATGTACTTCACCATGATCACCAACCTCCTGTTGTGGGGTTGTGATGCTATTACGATTCACCCCTCTGCAGGAAGCAGGCGGCTGCGGCCAGAAAGCCCTTGGTGTCGCTTTGGGCCTGCTGCAGCTGGGCATCAGCCTCGGCCAGCAATTGCTTGGCTGACACGGTTACAGGCCGCCCCTCGGCATCGATGGCGCCGGTGGGCAGCTGCAGGTCTTCCATGTGGTCGACGATGCCCTGCGCCAGCTGCACCTCAGGATCCACATCGGCGGGGTTTTGTTGCGCTTCCTGCCCGTCCTGTTGCGCTTTTGCGCCGGATTGTTGCGCGTTCTGCCCATCTTGTTGCACGGCAGGCTCTGGTTGGTCGATGGATTCACGCGCCGCCCGGGGCATACCGGCCAGGCCATCGTCGGCGACCGCCGTGTGCGGGACCTGCTCGCGGTCGATGTCGCCGAGGGCGCGGCCGATCTCCTGGCGGGCAATCTGCCGGAACGACAGCTGGTTGCCGCTGGCCACACCACTAGCCAATGGGGTCTTCTCGAAGGCCTTGGCCATTTCATCGGCACGTGCCTGCACCCGCTGGTTCAGCACTTCCGAGGGTTCACCGCGGTTCAGGCGCCCCAGCTCGGCCCCGGCCTGCTCGGCCTGACGGTTCATGTCGAGGGCTGAATTTATCTCGCCTTGACGGTCGGTGAGGGTCTGGCGGTCCTGGGCGATGGCGTCACGCGCGGAAGCCTCGGCAGCCTTTCGGCCTTGGCCCTGCTGCTGGAACTGCTTGGCGCGGTCCTTGAAACTGTCGTCGAGGCCGTCCAGCGTGCGCTGCATCTCTGCCACTTCCTGCTTGAGGTCAGCCACATTGGGCTGGCGCTGGCTCGCTTGCTGGTCCAGCTCGGCACGGTAGGCCGGTTCCAGTTCCTGCCGGGCGGCGGTCTCGGCCACTTCACGGCTCGGCGCCATGGGCGCAGCCTCATCACCAGAACGGAGAAACCCCGCGTCCATGATGCGGGGTGGCAGGTTGACCGGCTCGCCGCGGCTGATCTGGTCCAAGGCAGTGCGCAATGCTTCCTGGTGAGAGACCGACGACACCGCATCGATCGGCACCCCCGGTGCGATGTCGACCTGTGCGTTCTGCGCGTTGCGCTGGGTCAGCGCCGCATCGACCTGGGGCTGGCTAAACCGACGAGACAGGCCCCAGAAGGCACTGCCCATCACCAGATCGGCAGCAATGGACGCGGCGTCGAAGGCCTTGTATTGCTGGGCCTGCGCCTCATAGCCGTTGGCAGATAGCAAGGCATTCAGCCCGCCACGGTTCGCCAGGCCCAGCCCGACGTTGCCGCCAGCCGCCAGGGCGAAGTCGGCCAACTTACCTGCCACGATGCCGCTACCAGGCAGCATGCCACCTACGCCCATGGTGGCCGCCTGGATCACCGAAGCACCAATAGCGGTGCCTGAGCCCACACCCTGGTCGACCAGATCGAGGCCAGTGTTGAGGCCTTCGGTAGCCGCCAAGCCAGAAACACCCCCGGCGGTCAACGAGGTGAGCATCTGCGCGACGCCACCCAGCAGCCGCCCTGCACTGCCAGTCTCTTGGGCGCCGGGCGTCCAATACTTCACAGCGTCGGTACCGTAGTCGTCCATGGTTTCAAACCACGAGTCTTGGGCCTTGGTGCCCCCGGTGGCCGCATCGTAGGCGATAGGACCGACAGACAGCGCCAGCATGCCCGCCCGGGCAGAACGCGCAAAACCGGCCATGGCGTAGTTACCGATGGCCTGGTTGGTGCGGTAGAAGGTAGGCACCTGGACAGCGTCCGGGCTCAGTGGGTTGAGGTTGGCCTGCTCGTCCTGGACGCGCTGACCTTCGGTGTCGAGGTCGAAAACGGTGCTCACTGGCCATCCCCTTTGACGTTGATGATGATTGGCTGGCCGCTCTTGTCGCGCAGGTAGTCGCCACCCTGCACAACGCGATAGGTATCGCCGGTGCGGTTCTCAAGCCCGAACACGCCGAAGTTGTTGGTCAGCGCCGCCGGCATGCCGTGCTTGGTCATCTCAGCTTCGAACGAAGTCTTGGCCTTGGAGTGGAACGTGTCTTCGTCCATGCCCCACGGGGCCAGCACCGGGCTTCCACCACCTACGCTGACCGGGCGGCCGATGGTGGCGGTGATGGCCTGCTTCATGCGCTTGGTGTCGATCTCGCCCGACACGTCACCGTCCTGGGCGGCCTTGCCGGTGTAGTAGCTGCGCACCGACTGCATGGCGATGTCGAAGGCCTCGGGGCGGTTGGCGAACACGTTGCCCACCACGCTGGAGAACGTCGTGCGGAAGTCCTGTTCCTTGGGGATCGGGAAGCCCGACGACTTACCGTCGGTGCCCTTGTCTGCCTTGGTCTTGTTCAGGATGTTCTCGCCGGTGAGCATCGTTGCAGCCACGTCACCGCTGTTGGCCATCACGTTGTCGCCGAACCACTTGGACTGCAGGGTGATGTCCTTCTGTTTCGAGTAGATCATCCCGGCCATTGCGCGCACGGGCGAGTCGGGGGCGATCTGCTGCATGGCGCCCTGGTACGCAGCATCGTCGCCGAAGGCATTCTTAAGGATGCCGAAGATCTGGCCCTGTTGGCGCGGGGTGGCCTGCTGCAGCGCGCCCGACAAAGCCGTGGCCTCTTGGGGCAGCAGCGGCGCCATCTTCACGGTAGAGCCGTACATGTTGCGCATGCCGGTGATGGTGGTGGCGCGGTCCTGCAGCTGGTTGGTGATCGCCGAGGTGTCGCCGCCATTGACCAGGCTGGCCAGATCCAGAGGCTGCGGCGGGTTGCCCAGGCGGTTGCCGGCCCATACCAGCGGCTGATCCTGCATCTGCTTCACGTTATTGGTCACGGCAGTGTTGAGGCGGTTCAGGTTGGCCAGGTCCTTCACGGTGCCGCCGTTCTGCTGCAGATCCTGCTGGCGCTTCTGAACGAACGAAACCTGCTCATTGGCAGGCAGGCGCAGCACCGACTGGATTTCATTCTCACCCTGCACCAGGTCCTTGAAGTCACCCTCGGCGCTGGTGCCCTTGACCTTGGCACCAACGCCATCCCAGAAACCTGCCGGCGCCGGGATGCCGCTCGCCAGCTGCTGGTTGGCCGAGTAGATAGCCCGTTGGGCACCGGCCTCGCGCTTAGCCTCAGCAGCCAGGGCGCGGTTCTCCAATTGAATCTGGAAGTTCTGGACCTGATTGAGGACCGTGGTACGCCGGCTGGCGTCGAGTTTGCCGGTATAAAACCCATCTTCGGCAGTCAGGTCGTGCTCGAGCTGCTTGAGCTGTCCCATGTCGTTCTTGGCAGCCCCGGCCCGCTGGATAGCGTTGGTGGCAAAAATGCTGTCCTTGAAGTCCTGTTTCTTGTGGTCCCAATCAAGGCCAAACGCCATTCGGCCAGATGTGTCTACATCTTCTGAATCGAGTCGCGCTGCGATCTTGCCGGGGTCAGTGCCAGGCATGCCGGCATCTTTGCCAAGCAAGTCCAGCCGATTGGCCATTTCGCTTTGAGCCTCACCAATACGAGCCTTCTGGATGATGGGCTGCAGGTCCTGGGTGCCCCCGATCTGCAGCCGCTTGAGCGAGGCCCCAAAGGTTTCCATCTCGACCGGGCCCAAACCTTTGGGCGTAATCGGTTCCAGTTTGCTCACGGCCTGTTCGTACGCGACGGGCAACTGATCGTGCGTCAGCGCGCCTGTACGTGCTTTTTCGCCTAGGTCTTGGGTGATCGTCTTGATCTGCGTTTCACGATCCAGCAACAGGTTGCTCGCGCGCACGCGCGACAGAGCGTCGTTCTGCTGGATCTGTTGCTGGGCGACGTCATTGGCGATGGCCTGGCCAGTGCGCCCGAGGCGCTCGGCGGCCTGGCTCACCTGGGTGTTGTCGAAGGCGGCGGCGCCAGGGCGCACCACTGGTACGACCTGGCCAAAGTTTCCGGTGGGGATGCGCATGGTGATTCCTTACTTGGTGGCCGTGGACTTTTTCCAGTTGGAGTACCCGCTGTACGCGCCGCCAATCAGGCTGGTGGCAGCGCTGACGGTTCCGGCGGTGGCGGCCTGGTTGCCCTGGATGCTTGCGGCGACGCCCTGCTGGGTGGTCTTGGCGGCGCTGTTGTTGCCGTTGATGATCGTCATAGCGGCGTCTTCTTCGGCGTCGCGGTAGATGCCCTCGTTAATCTCGAGCGCGGTGCCCTCGCCCACCTCCACACCGGAAGCGGCCAATGAGGCGTTGGCTTGGCCCGCCTGCGAAGCAGCCAGCTTTCGGATCTTGGCCGCCTGCACCTGGGCGGCGCTCTGCTCGGCGTCGGCGTCGGCCTGGGCTTGATCGGCCTGGTATTCGCCCATGGCCTTCTGCTGCTGGCCAGATTCATAGGCAGCGCCGGCGGAAATCACAGCGGTCACGGCAAGGGCTGCGGTGGTGTATCCAGACATGGTTATTCCCCTGTGCTGATAGTGGTGTTGCCGTCCTGCTTGCGAGAGGCCAGCAAGTCAGCTTCATGGGTGAACTCGGCTTCGGCCTGTTCCACCGTCGTCGCAGTGGTTGGGAAGGTCATGGTGAGGTCCGTGTCGGCGTGGGCCAGAAACGCCTGCTTGCGGCCGGCCTGCCCGGGCAGCACGTGGTAGCCGGCCAGCTCCAGGCATTCGCCACCGATGAACACCGACACATGGCCCGAGACCACCAGCAAGGTGGGGATCTGGATCAATGCACCGGTGATCATCACGCCCGCGGGGATCCGGATGGTTCGGGCGTACAGGCCTGCGTGGAAGTGGTGGGTGGTCTTGATGTCCACTTGGGGGGCCTGCATCAGCGCGCTTTCAAGGCGCTGCACGCGCTCGACATCATCACCGGACATTGCCGGCAAACCTGGCTGTGAACGCTGCACCTGGCTCACGGTAAGGCCCTCACAAAGATGCTACTGCTGTGCCGGTAGCCTTGGCGCGGCAGGACCTCCTGCAGCCGCCCGCCGGCCGGGGCGCTGACCATCAGGGCGCGGGCGTCCAGGTCGCAGGCCTTGGACTCAGCAGCGCGCAACAGCTTGAGCCCAGCGCCGGTCTCCCGGGCCTCTGGCAGGACGAAGAACGATTCCATGGCACAAACGCGGTACCCCCCGTAATGCGGCAAGCCGTAGACGATCAGCACCGCCAGCCCCACCAGGTCAGGAGAGAAGGCGCCGATGATGTGCAGTGAGCCGCTGGTCTCCATGGCGTGGTACATGGGGAAGCAGGCCTCGACCTTGCCGAACTCCGGGCTGCTGGATTCGCTGGCGTACTGGGCCAGCAGCTTGGTCATGGCGCCGGACTGCTCGACCTCAGCAACGGTGATGCTTCGGATTTCGATAGGCACGGTTAGATCTCCATCTTGAACATGGGGTGCTCGGACTTGAACCCGAGGGACTGATAGAACTGGCTGATACCGTCGACGCCACGGCCGGTGGTGATACCGGCCTCGACGTGCTTGGCGCCACGGAGCTTTGCCCAGGCCATAAAGGCCTTCACCAGCTTCACAGCAGTGATCCCGCTGCGGCTGGCGGGATCAATGAACAGGGCAATCTCATAGGCGTAGAGGTCATCGTTGAACCACTGCTGCCCCAGTGCACCAGCAATGCCGCCCACCACAACGCCGTCGACCTCGGCCAGGAACACCACACCGGCTCCGGCGATCAGGCTGTACATGAATTGGCCGGCGCGTTCCTGGTCGTAGTTGAGGGTCGAGTAATCGGTGGTGGCGTGCATGATCACGCCCAGTTCGAGAATGCGAGGAATGTCGCTGTAGGTGGCTGGCCGGATCATGACGATTGAAACCCCTTGATGACGGAGAGCAGGTGGAACGGCAGGGGTTGGTCCTGGGTGATGGTGATAGAGGCTTCGCCCAACGCCCACCCGAGCTGCTCCATGCGGTGGTCGCCAGTGAATGGCGTCAGCGGGCTGTCCAAGATCGCTGGGGCGAAGCGCCGGAACGCGACGGTCTTGCCGTTGATCTTGCAACCGATGGTGTTTAGGAAGCGCAGGGTGACCTCGGCGATGCGCATGTTGCTGCCCTGCGCGGTGCCGGTCTGGCTGGATATCTCAGGCGTGAGGGTTTCGATGGTGGTCGTGAACGGTAGGCCGATCTCCACCGCCTTGGCGGTACGGTCCAGAGTGATCTGCCCGCCAGCCACAACAGCCTGAGGCATGACCACGCCATCGGCGACCACGTCCACGGTCTTGCCCTCAAGATGCGCCAGGCCGCCCCACGTGCTGGCGCCAGCGCCGCTGGCACCGGTGATGGACGCATGGGTGTAGGCCTGGTCATCGAAGCGCTCCAGGTACCGCACTGCCTGACCGTTTACCGTGCGATCTACCACCACCCACACCGTCTCACCGTCATCGACAGGAATCGACGCCACAGCGCGATACAGGCCGTCCGTGGTCTGGCGTCCCCAGCCGGTCACGTCCTGGTCGCGGTCGACCGTGACGGTGGCCATGGTGCCGTCAGCGCGGACCAGCCACAGGATCGACTCGGGTTCCTGCTGGTACGCCATGTCGATGATGCCGGTCTCGGTGAGGTGCTCCGACAGCACCGACAGGTCGGGCGAGCCATAGGCGTCGGTCTCGTACTTGTAGGCCATGGCCCGCAGCTTGCGGTTGGCGCGCTGCATGAAGTACAGCTCGTTGCCGATCCGCAGGGGGCGCACGCCGTTGCACCCGTACACCGACTGGTTCTTCACCTGGATGTTGGTGGGGGTGATGGCCTTCTCGGTACCGCCGCTGAGCGTGAACTCACCGCCGTAGGTGAGCGCGATCAGGGTTTGGATCTGACCCATGTGCACGATGGGGTTGATCTGGTTGGACGACACGGTGAACGACATGGCGTCGTCATCATCGGTACCGATCTCGAAGTTGAGGTACTCGCCGGTTCGGGACATCCATACCGTCTGTGGGTATTCGGTCGAGCCGGCACACACCAGGCGTTGCTCGTGCAGGGTGATCGCGCCCGGGTAGCCAGAGACCGGAGTCCATACGGTCGATTCGATGGACCAAGCCCCGGCCTGAGAACCAACAGTGGCCGACAGCGCCACCTGAATCTTGCCCTTGGCCACCAGGTCGCTGGTCAGGCTGGTGATCAGCACTAGGCCGCTGTTGATCCTCACCCACTTGCCGACGTCACCAGCGCGCCACCCCGAGGCGGTAAGGGTCAGGTCGATGGTGTCGCCGACATATTCCTTCGCCGAAGGTGTGAGCGTGGTTTGCGGGCTGCCCTTGATGGTCCAAGCACCAGACGCCCAAGCGGCCTGGTCGAACGCGCCCTTGATCTGGACGGTGACCGACGTGGAGCTGGTGTAGCCGGTGATGACTGCAATCCCGGTACCGGCCCAAACCTCACGGCCCACGTCTGCCGCAAAGAACGAAGCCGCCGAAGCGGTGGCAGTAATGCCGGTACCGACCGCGGTGCTGGAGAGGGTAAGGGTGGCCGCCGGCTTTACGCCGATCTCGTCGAATGGCTCAGTAACGAACGGCGCCGCTGCCAGCACCCACTGGGTATTGGTCGAGCGGCGCAGGCGGTAGATCGGCACGCTGGGGTGGGCGAGGAACATGGTGTCAGCGCCCTGGACGTACGACAGATCGTCCAGCATGGCTGAACTGTAGGGCGATGCGACCTCTGCCAGCAGTGCCCCGTCGCGGCTGTAGATCCGCATGTACAGGTCGCCAACCTCCAGCATGTACGACTGCTGGCGGTTGAACACGTAGGGGATCAGGATGGTTGCCCGGTCCGCGTACTTGATGGGCGCCACGAAGCGCGTGCCCCACGTGCGGATCACACCGCCGTGAATCATCACCAGGCCATTCTCGATGGTCTTGGCGCCGTTGCCGTACCGGGCGATGTCCACCCGGCCCATCATGCGCGGGGAGAGCTCACCCGCTGTGAAGTTGGTTTGGATCAGCGAGATTTTGGCCATCAGCGCACAAAGCCCCCGCTGTAACGAGAGCCCAGCAGCGGGAAGTCGCCGAGGGTTTCGGCGGGGTTCTCTTGGCCGTCAACGGCGCGAGCCTTGCGCAGGGCATAGTCCAGCGCCTGCGCGCGGGCCTGGGCTTCGGACGTTGACGAGGTCAGCGCGTAGGCCATCTCTGCGGTCATGGCCATGGTCATCACGGCAACCAGCGAGCTGTCCCACGTGGCCTCCACATCGTTGCGGAAGATGTAGCGCAGTTCGATCGATGACGAATCCGACAGGATCATCTGCCCTTCCACCTGGTGGTCGACGGTGCAGTCGTTGCTGGTGACCTGGATGGTGCGAAGCCAGTCGCCTGGCAGGTTGAACTGGTACTGATACCCGAAGGCTGGGGCCACCGCGTTGGGCGCCAGCAGGATGCGCCGCACCGCGCAGTTCCAGGGATGGGCACGCAGCATGTCGTCGCGCACCGACTCATAGAGGTTCGAGGCCAGCTGCGCCCGGGGCAGGTCCTCGTCAAAGCTGTTGATGGGTTGCGCGCCCAGTTTGAGCATCGCGTTGGAGCAGATCGATACGGCCGTCGCCATGGTGTCACCTCAAACAAAAACCGGGGCACAGGGCCCCGGTGTGTTACAGCCCATTGCTGGACGCTGGATGGATCAGTTGGGACCGGTGTAGACCGCCACCAGGGTGATGACCTGGCCCGCCTGCAGTGCTGCGCCAGCCACCACGGAACGCAGCTCGCTCAGGTCAGCAGCATCACCAGGCTTGGCGACGGTCACTTCGACCAGAGCGCCGTTGGCGAACTGGGCTTCTGCAACCAGCTTGCCGGCGGCGGCCACCGAAGCAGCAGCCATGTAGCGAGCTGGTACCACTGGGTCACCAAGGTTGAGCGTCGACGAAGCAGCGCCAGCGGCGCAGAAGATCGCAGAGCCAGGCATCACGCGAGACCCGAAGGGCAGGAAGCCCCACGAGATGATGTCGCCGATAGCCTGGCCGCCGGCCGGGACGGTGTAGGTGGAGACGAAGCACTGCAGGTCACCGCCCTGCAGGTTCATCTTTACGTTTTGCTGGGGCTGGGCCACGCGGGCCGCTGCCAGGGATGCGTTTACGGTTGCCATGATGGGGCTCCTATTGACCGGGAAAGACGAAACAACCGGGGCTTACGCCTCGATTGCTGCGATCTCCACAACCTTTTCTTCTTCCACACGGACGGCGCCGATGGACATTTTTGCGTAGATGCGGACGTTGAAGCCCTTGCCTGGATCCGGAGCAACGTTGCGCTGGATATCCATGCCCTTGCCCAGGACCACACCAGACTTCGCCCAGGCGTACAGCGAGCGGGTGGTGCCCGACTTCGGCAGGCGCTCGGACGGGATCCAGTTGAAGCCCATCCATTTGCCCTTGAGGGTGCCCGACTGCAGCATCTGGCCAGCCAGGAAGTCAGCCGAGGTCAAGGTGGCATCGGCGAGCACATCGGCCAGCGCCTGCGAGCTATAGGCGATGTACAGCTCTTCGCCTGCTTCCTCGTCGGCCTCGTTGGCACGGAACAGCTTTTTGGCCTGGATGATCTTGGCCTTGGTCAGGCCAGTGCCGCCCACGGCGATCTTCTGGGTGGTAGGGAGGATGATGTTGCCGGTGGATGCACGCGAGTTGCCGCCAAACGCGGTGACAATCACGTCATCCTTGGCGCGGTTCATGCTCGCGACCATGGCCTTGACGTAGTCCGACTGCGGGTCGACCAGCATGCGGATCTTGTCCTGGTCATCGATCATGTCGCCGTCTTCCCAGTCGAACAGGTCGACATAGCGGGTGGAGTGCGGTTGATCGTTGATTGGGGTGTCACCGTGGCGCGAGGTGCGGCGCGAAGCAGTGCGCTGGCCCAGGCGGTTCACGGACTTGGACATGCCGGTGATGTTCGGCTCGATGGTTACGCACGGCTCGAAACGGCTTGAGGCCTGCTGTGATACGTGCATGAAGTTGTCAGCGAACTGCTGAACAAACGCTTCGGTAATCTGCTGCGACATGGCGCTCGCTCCAAAAGATTGATGTGTCCGCCTTGTTGCAGGGTGTCCGCTGCGCGGGCCTGGTGTTCGCGGTGCGTCGGCGTCATTGCCGCACCTACGGGCAGTTGCTTGCGGGTATCCACGAGCCATCGCGGGCCGCCCCTTGCGGGATTGCCAGCGATGTTCGGGTACGGAGACTGTCGGTTTCCCGACTATTTGCGAGGGGGTCAGGCGCCGAAGGCAGACTTCTTCGGGTTGTAGCGCTGGGCATACATGGCGTCGAGCTTGGCCTGAACAGGCTTGCGGCGTGGATCGTGGACCGGGATAGCGTCCAGCTGGGACCGCAGCTCAGCCGCGGCGGCATCGAAGTCCTGCGAAGGCATTGCGCTCTCGCTGGCCGGGCTGTCTTCCTGCATTTCCTTGCCGATGCGAGCGGTGAACGCGATGAAGTCCGGATCGTTGCCGTACTTGGCCATCAGGTTGCTCATGCTGCCCAGGCCTTCACCATCACCACCGAACGCCTGCGCCGCGCGGTACGACGCCTGCAAGTTGCTCTTGAACTCGGCGTCGGTCTTCCACTCGGCGCGCATCGCCTCGGTGGCGGACGCCTGGTCCAGCTGCACAGCACCGGCCACCAGGGCAGGCGCACGGTTCAGGTACTCGCCCAGGACGAACGAGAGCTGGTTGTTGGTGATGCCCTTGGCGTGGGCGCCCTTGATGAACGTCTGGGTGTCAGGGTCGGCCTTGAACTCGTCCCAGTTGAAGCCCTCGACGCCCTCGACCTTGGGGGCATATTCGTCCACGGACTTGGGTGCAACGTCGCCGGTGCCCAAGCGCTTCTCAAGGCTGCCGTAGGCCTCGGCCATCTTGCGGCTGGACTGAGCAACGTCGACGGCGCCGTCAGCGCCAGTGACCCGGAACTTCTCCGGGATGTAGTCGTTGCTGGCGCCCTGGTCGAGCAGGCTGCCGGCCGCAGGAGGTGCAGCAGCTGGTGGAGCGGCAACAGGCGCCGGAGCGCCACCACCCTCACCGCCACCCTCGTTGGCCTCGTCCTGCAGGTAGTGGCCCAGCATGCGGTGGATGAACCAATTCATTTGTCACCCCCAGCGAATGGGTCAGCAGGCTTGGCAATCGAGCGAACGAACCACATGAAACCCTGCTGAAGGTTGGTTTTGGCGAGAGCCAGCAGGCGCTGGTCGACGCCTTCGATCTGGCCGATCTGTTTGAAAAGCTCGCCGGCATCTGCCTCAAGCGCCTTGATGGAGTTCATGCCGTCGATCTCGGCCTGGGTCAGGTCACGGTAGCCCGTGATTTTCTTGTGCTGATTGTCCATGGTCATTCCTCGTTGTGGTCTTGTTGGTCCTGCACACCGCTTGCGCGGTTGATGCGGAGCACGATGTGGTCGAGCACCTCGCGGTGCCCGGATTGCTGGTAGGTCTTGAGGATGGCGTCGATGCCACCCACGGTGACGGCGTTGCGGGCGAAGCGCTGGATCAGAACTTCCAGGCACATGCGCCCTTCGTGGTGCTCTTCGAACACACGCTTGAACATCTCGTCGATCTGTTCGGAGGTCATTGGTTAACTACCTGTTTGGCGGCTTCCTGCCCTGCTGACAGCTGGACCTGCTGCTGGATGGCCTGCTGCTGGGCCTGTTGCTGTTGCTGCTGGCGCTCGTCGCGCTTGGCCTGCACGTCGGCCTTGCTGCGGATGATCGAGGACGGAACGCCCAGGGCTTCACCACGGAAGCGCGCGGCGGCGTCGAAGTCGACGTTGTCCAGGACGTCGGGCTGCACCTGGGCTGCCTGGGCGGCGCCGGCCACGAACTGGTCAATGGCACTGACCTCTTCGAGCTTCTGCGCCCGGGCAAGCGGGCTGATGTAACGGACAGTGAATTCCCTGTTGGCCAGGGACTGCGGGGCCGGCGCGAACACGCCAGCGCGGTAGGCGATGCCAAAGCACCGTTCGATCAGGGCTTGCAGGTACTCGGCTTGAAGGCGGCCATAGACCGGACCCAGCAGCTGACGGATCAAGGCGACGCGCACGTGCACCTCGGTGGCCGTCATGGCTGGGCCGTCCTGGGGCTGGAGCTGGTCGGCCATCATCACCTTGCGGATCGAGGCGCGCAGCTGGTCGGCCTTGGTGAACGCCACGTTGAAGTCGGCGCCGGTCTGCAGCGGCTTCATGCTGTCGACGCTGTTGGCCACGATGATCTTGCGCGGGCCGACCTTGACGGTGCGGGGGTTGAGCACCCCGTCGTCTTCGGCGATCCACATCCCGGCGATAGCCAGGTCACAGTTAGCCAGCTCCATGCGTACCAGGGTGTTCAGCGTGCGGGCGTCGGGCAACGCCTCGCTGGTGGGGCCGATGGCGTACACGCTGTTGGGGATCTGCATCCAGCGCGGAACCACCACGGGCATCTCGTGATAGCCCGACTCACGGGCCATTTTCTTCTGCCCAACCTCGACGTGGTACGAAGCGATGGCCATGTTTTTGGCCAGCTTGGCGCCGATGACGTAGGTGCTGCGGGGCTGGATGGCGTGGACGAACTCGACCTGCTCGTCTGGCTTCTCCCGGGCCAGCTTCTGCGTGGCTTCGCTCAGGTTCTCAATCCCGAACTCTGCCGCTGCCTGCTCGGCGCTGAGCTTGTAGCACCGGTACACGGTGTCGATGGTGCCGCCCGCCTTGGACGTGGCGCAGTACACGCTGGAGATGGGCCAGAGCTGGAACGTGAAGCCGCCCCGCTCCCGGTCTTCGTCGATGTACATGCAGAACCAGCCGGCGCACACCAGGTCGATCATCCCTTCGTACCCGGCCGCGTCGAAGTTGGCAGCGTGGATGTTCTCCCACAGGGTCTGAGCGCTGTCGTCGAACCACACGCGCTCTTCGTCGGTCTCTTGGCCCACGTCCATGCCGAACCAACGGGAGTTGGCCGGCGTCATGCCGGACATGATCGCCGAGGCCTGCAGGCGCGCCGAGTCGGTCAGGGTGGAGTCAGCCAGGCGGGCAATCCGTGCCTGCACGTCCATGGCGTTGCTGATGCTGGAGTCCAGGCCGTCGCCCCGGATCGGGTACGTGTGGTCGAAGCAATCCCGCCAGACCGGTTCATGAGGCTGGCGCAGCGCCTTGAGCGAGCCGAGGCGCTTGCAGATCTGGGCAGCGGGGTGATCGATCATGATCCGAGGGTGTCCTTGACGGCTGCGGTGGACAGCAGGTTGCCACCGGTGGTGGGGGTGACGCCTTGAGCGCCGCCAGTCGACAGCAGCGAGCTATCGGCCTTGCGGCGCTTTCGGGTCGCGGTCTCGGCGTTTGCCTTTGCGGCCGCCTCGTTGGCGGCTGCATCGGCATCGGCCACTGGATCGGTCTTTACGACCTTGGGGGTGGATTTGCTTCCCATGCTTCACTTCTCCGGGCACAGCCAACCGGAGGGCGTGAGCACTGCGGCGGAGATGGTGGTGGGGTCGATGTCGTCGGTGGCCGCGGGGGTGGCTTGCTCGACCGTGGTGTTGGCGTTGGTGTCTTCGGCGGGCTTCACGTACGGCTCACCACCAGCGGTGAGGCGGTCGATCTCGGCTAGGGCTTCGTCCTTGGTACCGATGAAGTCGCCGATCTTGACGGTCTTGCCGTCGACCAGGGCGGCGGCGTTGTCGATGACGACGTACCGGCCGCCGCCACGGTGCTCGGTATCGTAGGCAGGCGCTGTGGTCTCGCTGGCGGTCGTGGTGTTGGCGTTGGTGTCGCCTGGGGTCTGCGGGGTCAGGTCTGGGGCTGGCATGGCTTGGGCCTCGTTGTGGGTGGTCAACGGGGCCCAGCATCATGGGTGGGAGGTGTCGGTTTCCCGACTATTGCTCAGGAACCTCAACGGCGAAGTAAGACTCTTGATCAACTCGAACAATGGGTAGCCCCATCAAGTTTTCGTTGCCGCTGGCCCTGTCGAAGAAAAATCGGGTCGTCGCTTCCAGCTCCACCGAGACAGATTCTTTGTGCCCGATCACCACGGACAACCCCGCCGGCAGCTTGCCGTGCTGCTCCACAAGAGATTTCTTTTCGATTATGACGCGTTTTGCGATTTCCATCGGTGTTACCTCAAACTTTGGAGTGATAAGCCCACCAGTCGCCAACCGCGACCCTGGGCAGTGTGTTGCGGTCCTTGCCGGTCGCCTGGCACCAGAACGCGACAAGGCGCTCGCCCTCGGTGTAACGAGGCTCTGCGCCCTGCTTCCAACCCAACAACGTGGTACGGGCCACGCCGACCTCGTCCGCTACCGACTGCGGGGAAAAGCCGGCGCGCGACAGCCCAGTGATCACCTGGAACCAATCAACGCGCACATCCGCCACGGCAGCCATGGTCAGGCCCCAAACGCGCACGCGCGCGAGGCAGGCAGCGATTTCTGACCCACCAGCCCGGTTTTCACCACGTAAGTCATTTCAGCGATAACAGCCGTGAAATCCATAACTGGATCGTCTGATTCGTCGAACTGGAACGGGTGGACCGCACGCCGGTACCCCAGCAGGGCCTCAGGCTCGCCGGGTTTCTCCAGGCTCACGTCCGCGCAGATCAGCACCCAGCCATCGAGCAGCTTGTAGGTCGACCACTTCACGACAGGCATATGGCACCGCCATGGCGCAGGTAGGCGTTGATCGCGAGCATCAGCCAGGTGCCGATGGCCGCGATGAGGCAGATCATTGGGGTTTTCACGACGAAGCCACCTCAAGCGGGACGATGCGCACGTGCACACCTGGTGTGGCGGCGAAGCGTTTGCGGGCGAAGACGTCCACCACCTGCACGTCGTCCTTCCACACCACGCCGTTGAGGCCGTCGCAGATGGCCTTGAGCACGTTATCGAAGTCGGGTTTCTTGGTGGGCATGACCTCGCCGGCGAGCGCGGCGGCCTGTTTCTTCTTGCTCCATGACTTGGGGATCGAGAGCAACACGCGGATCTCGATCATCACCGGGCAGGCGAGCAGCTCACGGGCTTGCATGGCGGCGCTGCCGGCGGTGGCGATCAGGCCTTCGTAGGCGGCAGTCTTGGCGGGCGTGAACATGCGGGCATGGCCACCGATGGTGGAGACGCGTGGCCTGCCCTTCCCTTGCGGTTCGCCGGGCACCAGGAACGACACGGGGCTGAGATTATCCACGGGCCATCCCCTTGAGCATTGCTTCGTCCTGCAGCTGGCGAATGGCGTTCGCCGCCTTCACGAGCAGAAGCGCGGTGGCGACCATCTCGCCTTGAGCCAGCGCACGCACGCTGGACGTGGAGAGCAGCAGGGCCTTCTCTTCGAGCTGGTCGAGCAGCTCCTGGTATTCACGCATCGGGGCTTCTCCGAATGCCCATACGGGCCAGCAGCAGCGCGCGGGCTGCCTGGGGATCGGTAGGGATGTTCTGGGCGATCAGCAGGTCGCGGGCTTCGCGGTGCGACTGCGCCAGCTGGGCCTGATACGGGGTCTTGCCGTCGTGGCTGATGCCCTTCGCAACCCGGCCTTCGAGCGATTGCCCGGTCTGTGCACGACGCATGACGATCGCGTAGTTGCGCTCGAACTGCTGGAACAGGGCCTTGTTGGTCGCCTTGGATTCCTTGAGATCGAACAGGCCTGTGGCCTCGGCTGCGATCTTCACCGCGGGATGGCCATAAACGCCCTTGAGCGCTTGGATCCAGGCGTCGTCGATCGATGGCAGGCCGGGCACCTGTTGGCACATCTGGCGAAACACGTTCGCCGGCGGTGGCCAATCGAATTCGTCAGCCTTCTCGACCAGAGCATTGAGGCCGTTGGCGATCTGTTGGCCGTTCATGCCCTTGAGCACGGAGGCCCATGTGTGATCCTCCTCAGCTTTCTCGCCGAAATTCGCCGTCCAGCGGTGGCCGTACATCTCGGTCATCTTGACCCACAGCTTGTCCATGAGCGGCTGCGGCAGCTTCTCGGGCTTGTCGGTCGGCGATGTGTCCCTTGACTCGGTCGACGGCCGAGAGAGGACCTTGTCGAGTAGGTCGGCGACTGGATGCGATTTGACGTCCATCGGTAGTTCTCCCGCTGGCTTGCTGGATTCGTTGGTCACGCTTGAGGTGCTGGGCGAGCGCGTGCTCCCACTTGGCCTGGGTGCGGTGTTCGTCGGGGGTGGCGATCCAGAAGGATTTGAATTCCAGGAGTTCGTCCTGGTGGAAGACCTGGTTGGCCATGCCGTTCATGGTCATCACGGCGGCGAAGGATTTCGCTTCCGGTTGCCAGTTGGCGTGCATCGAGAATTTCGTGCGGCCGTCGTACGCGGGAGAAGGTGGTGTATCTGTATCTGTATCTGTATCTGTATCTGGGGGCGTTACCGTAACGTTACCCGTCTGTTTCTTCTTTGCGCGGTGGGCTGCAACCCTTGATTTGCTTGAATCGGAGACGAATTGGCGCCGATCCCACGCACAGGGCTGACATTCGTCATCGATAAGCCCTTTAGCCATAAACGTGGCTTTAGAGGTAGCCCATTCCTCGTTACTGATGCGCAGCTGAAACGCGATTTCCGTTTCATGTAACGTTACATGGCCGTTACTGCAACGCAGGCAGAGCAACATGACGAACCGGCGCTGGTCGGCCTCGTTCATCATCTGGACTTTGGGGTCTGTGGCGAACTCGCCATACATCCGGAACCAATCCAAGGTCAGTCCTCCTCGAGTTGGTCGACGTGCTGCACGTGTTCCATCCAGCGCTTGGCTTGATGGAAGATCGCTTCGATATCGCGCTGGTTGAAGCACCGCATTTCGTTGGGAACGATCTTGAGGTCGAGCACGGCCAGGATCTGGGCGAGCTGCTCGAACTTCTCGGGCTTCATGCGGCTGATCGTTGCCTCATCGCAACCGACTGCAACCGCGACCGGCCCGTTGCCGATCGATGCAAGCCGTTGCATGAGCACCGCATAGTTCTTGCGGGCCCTTACTGTCTGGTCCTGGCTTAATGAGGTCGTCGACATGGTCACGCCGCCGACTGAGCAGATGCAGCCTTCGAATGAAAAATCTCGATGGCCTTACCTGTTTCGTAGCCGATGCCAGCGCCCTTTGAAGCGCGGTGAATCGTAGGCTGGGTGGTACCGACCTCGTCGGCAATGGCCTTCTGGGAGTAACCCCATCGGGCCAGTTCTGAAAGCATTTCTTGAATGGTCATGCCGCCCTCCAATGCGTTTGCGTATTGGCTGATGATACGCAAGCGTATTGGTTGAGGCAATAGACTTGTTTCGATACGTTTTTCTATTAAGGACTGGGATGAAAATCGGGGATCGTTTAGCGCAAGAGATGGAGAAGCGGGGCATATCTGAGGGTGAGCTGGGGCGCCGCTCAGGTGTGAATCAGCCGACTATCCATCGGATCATCACCGGTGAATCCAAAAACCCCAGGCAGGACAATGTCGAGAAGATCGCCAAAGCATTGGGCGTTGCGTCCGATTGGCTATGGCGCGGTGGGGCGCCTGCAGAGCCGGCAATTATTCCATATGTGCCGCACGCACCTAAGGGACAGATCGCCATCCCTGAATATGATGTGAGGGGATCAATGGGGCCGGGCGAAACGCCGCCGACGGATTATGTGGAGACCATCACTAAGATCACCATGCGGGCCGATTTCCTCCAGGAGCAGGGCATAAACTTCACCAAGGCGGGTAACTTGGCTGTTATCACTGGCTTCGGTGAAAGTATGGAGAAAACCTTCAGCAGCGGCGATGCACTGATAATTGACCAAGGCGTGAATGAAGTTGTGATGGACGGCGTTTACTTCTTCACCCTCGACGGATCGATGTACATCAAGCGCCTACAGAAGCTGCCGAAGATGCTGCGGATGATCTCAGACAACGATGCGTTCCCACCCTACGAAATCAAGGGTCCTGAGCTGCAACTGTTGCGCGTGCATGCCCGGGTACTGATGGCTTGGAATAGGCGAAAACTATGAAAAATGGAGAAGTATCATGCCAACAAAGCTTCAGCTGTTATTGAGTATCGCGTTAGGCTTTACAGCTACGTTAGCAGCTGCTCAAGAACGTTATGCAATAGCAGGGCACGGCGCCCTGTCCTGCGGGACTTACCTCAAAGCACAAAAAGAAAAAGACGACTACACCCCAATGTTCGTGGATATTTGGGTCCAGGGATATTTAAGCGGAACCAATACCCAATCTGCCTCTGACCACAAAACAAAAATGCGGTTGCTACCAGAGCCCGACTCAATCCGGGCCTACATAAGCAAATACTGTAACGACCATCCGTTGCATTCGGTGTACCAAGCCTCATTGTCTCTAGACTCAGAATACTGAGCAGCCATCGATCTGCCCCCCCCCGAAACCCGCCACTTGAGCGGGTTTTTTTTTGCCCCCAAAAAAATCAATGCGCAAACGTATTGACAGCTATCAATGCGTAAACGTATCGTTCGCTCATTCCGGTTCACGCCGGAACAACCTGAAACACGACGAAACAGCCCGTTCTTTAAAAACCAACTGATTCACCGCTGATGGCTTGGAAAGGCTTTGACGCGCTGGGCGGGGGCGATTCCCTCACTGGCTGCGCCGTATAGACCTCGGGGCCATCGGCAAAACGGAACATTTCACTGCTGCACCTGGGCGACCGGGTGCATCGGGAAGTAACCGAAACCCACGTCGCCAGGAGGCGAACCCCATGTACGAAGTAATCGTTGAGGAATTCGTCCTCGAGGTGGAGATCACCGCCCTGGACGACGAGCAGCCATCACCTGGTGGGCCTGGTGCCCACGAGCTGGAATTCACCATCACCGCGGCGGCGACCTACGACGCCAAGGGCAAGCGCCACGCCGAGTTCGGCCTGGCCGGCATCGCCCAGCACTACCGCCAGCAGATCGAAACCGCGCTGTGGGTTGAGATTGACAGCCGCAAGCGGCGTCGGGTGGCGGCATGAATACCCATGAAAAGGCCACCGACTTCATCGAAGCGGCCCTCAAGTTGGCGACCAACACCCCAGGCGAGCGTTACCTGGTGATGTCGAGCGCCGCCTATACCGCCATCAGCTTGGCGCACACGCTCAAGGCCATCGATGGCGCCGAGTACCTGAACTACTGCGAGCGCCTGCGCCAGATCGATGCGCGCTGGCTGGCCCTTCCTGAACTGAGGCACGGAACATGACCATCGTCGCCCGATCCTGCAAGCAGCTCGCCGAAGCCCTGAACAATCAGGGCTTTTTTCTGGTCGCGGACTTGCCACCCGGCACCCGCATCGAGATTCGCCGCGGAATGATCGTGGTGAAGCTGCCATGACCACCCCGCAGCGCCGCCGGCGCCGCGCCATCCGCCTGGCCTCGGCCATCAGCGGAATCCTCTTCATCACCATCACTCTGGTCGGGCCCGCCATCGGCGGCCTGGTCGCACCCTAGGAAATCACAGCTCATGAGCGAAGTAGCGATCAAACCAACGTTCAGCCTGGCGCCGCAGAACATCGACGAAGCGTTGAAGTTCGCCGACTACCTGGCCAACTCCGACCTGGTCCCCAAGGACTTCCAGCGCAAGCCCGCCAACATCCTGGTGGCCGTGCAGTGGGGCATGGAGCTGGGCCACCAGGATGTT